AGTACACGAGAAGATGCTTAAAGACCGCGAAACGGAGATCCTTAACAAGATGGAAGCGGATGTTCGTGCGGTTACGGTATTCGAATCCGCTCTGGTTGATATGGATGTGAGAACGAGAGCCATGATGGAGGACCTTTATAAGAATGGAATCCTCTGGGACAACATCAAAGATGCGGAAGGAAATCCAATGGGAAGAAGCAGTATCGGATATTTCAGAAGACGCGGGCTGGTGGCAATCATCGCGGCGGCGAATCAGTACGATTCGATATGCGGAAAGGAGAGAAAACTTGGCTGAAGAAACGAAGAAAACAAGGGCTGCAGCCTACTGCAGAGTCAGTACGCTGGCAGATTTCCAGGACGGCTCCTATGAAGTCCAATGTGAGTATTACAGGAAACTGATTGAGGCTGACCCTGCGATGGAACTTGTCGGGATCTATGGCGATCACGGGAAAAGCGGAAAGAACATGAAGAATCGGCCGGAGTTCCAGCGCATGATTAAGGACTGCGAGGCGGGAAAGATCGATCTGATCCTCACAAAATCGATCTCGAGATTTGCCAGAAACCTGAAGGAGTGCATCGCTATGATCCGACATTTAAGGGAGCTGGGAGTAGCCGTAAAGTTTGAGCGCGAGGGAATCAGCACAGCAGATATGGACAGTGAGCTGCTCCTCAGCATTCTTGCGACAATCGCGGAAGAAGAGAGCCGCAGCATCGGTCTTAACATGCGCTGGAGCCGGCAGAAACATAATGAGAAGGGAATGCCCTGGGAAGCGGCGAGGTACGGATACATTTCTATCGGAAAAGAACATCGCTGGGAGGTGGTTCCGCAGGAAGCGGAACATGTCAGACAGGCGTTTTACCTGGCGGGGATGTGCTTTACCTACCCGGAGATCATTGAAGAAATGAACAACCTGGAGGAGGCGGAGGGGACCGGAAAGGTCTGGAACCATTCCACAATTCTCAACATGCTGGAGAGCCTCGCATACACCGGGGACTACCTGACGAACAAGGAATGCACGATCGTCGATGAGGACGGTCAGGTCCGCCGGGTGAAGAACAAGGGCTATGTCGATCAGTACCTTCTGGAGAATCATCATGAAGCGGTCATCAGCCACGAGCTTTACGATGCAGTGCAGGACCTTCTAAAGCATAAGATCCTCTTCGGGAACCGGTCAAGGTTCAGCGCAGAGGACCAGGCTGTCATGGCTCACAGTATGGAAGTAGCAGAAAAGGAGCGTGAATCATGGACAAGGCAGAGCCTAAAGGAAAAGAACAGAACGTAAAGCGCATCTTTCACCCGGATGCGGAGACGGCGGGGAAAGTAGACAGGAAGAAGCTCAAAGCGGCGGCGTACTGTCGAGTCTCGACAAAGAGCGAAGGGCAGCACACCAGCTATCAGACTCAGGTCAGTGTATTTGAAGATTACATTAAAGCAAATCCTGACTGGGAGTTCGTCGGTATCTACGCAGATGACGGCATCACCGCCAAGCGGGTCACGGAAAGGAAGGATTTCCTCCGGATGATAGAGGACTGTGAGGATGGCCTGATTGATCTGATCATTACGAAGAGCATATCCCGCTTTTCACGAAATACACTTGATGCACTTACATACATCCGGCATATGAAAGACATAGGCGTCCGGATTATTTTTCAGAAGGAGAATATCGATACCGGCGCTGCCTACTCGGAAATGCTTCTCACGGTCCTTACCGCATTCGCGCAGGAAGAGAGCCGGTCGCTGGGAGAGAACGTACGTCGGGGGATCCAGATGCGGCATAAGATGGGACAGCCGCGGTGGGTCAATATCTTGGGCTATACAAAGGATGACGAAAATGAGTACATCATCGTGCCGGAGGAAGCCGCGATCGTCCACAGGATCTTCGATCAATATGAGATCGGAACGACACCGCCGGTGATAGCTGCGGGTCTGGAAGCAGACGGCATTCCGTCTCGGTTCGGGATGCATTGGGACGACAGCGTGATCCGTGCGGTCATCAAGAATGAGAAGTACGCCGGGGACGTCATGATGCAGAAGAACTACACGCCGGGCATGCCCGGTGCAAAGCAGGAGCGGAACCTGGGTCAGAGACCGACCTACTATGTGAAAGACCATCATAAACCGATCATCAGCAGGAAACAGTTCGACCGTTGCAACCGAATCATGAGCATGAAAATCTGTCACGGCGGGGATGGGCGATTCCGGTATCCCTTTGGAGACTATGTACGCTGCCCTTACTGCGGACAGATCCTTTCCAGCAGGAAAACGCAGATCCAGGAGCGGGAAACAGTATATTGCTGTGAGGGCGACGGCTCCTGCAGAGACTTTGTGATTTCAAAGGCACTGGTACTAAAAGCGGTCCTGACGGCATACCGGGAGGTTGATCTGGATGCAGTGAGAGCAGTCGCCGGTGGAAAGGATCATAAGCTTGCAAAGCAGGCGAATGTGCTTCTTGCTTTTAAAGAAAAGCATCCGGAGATGGATACGATTGAATACTACTGGCTGGACGAACTGGTGGAGAAGATCATTTTTGGAAGACACGAGAGAACAGAGGCGGAAATTGCCGCGGGAGAAGAAGACGACCGGACGATCACGCTTGCATGGAGATGCGGCATTAAAACGACGGTGCCTTCCGGAGTGAACCGGGATTCCAGGCTCCCGCGCCACAGGGCAGAGCTTTGGGAAGGATACCTGCTGCGCTATCCGGACAAGTTTCCGGAGCTATTGGAAGAAGAAACATGGAAATAAATAAGGAGGGAAAAGCATGGGCGATCAAGTACGGAGGATTTCCTTGGACCCGCCAAGAAGAGACTTGGCACATAAGGACGAGAATGCAGTAAAAAGAGTTGCTGCCTATTGTCGTGTTTCGACCGATCAGGAAGAACAGCTGAACAGTTTTGATAATCAGGTCAAAACATACACCGGACTGATTGAAGCAACCGCGGGGTGGACTCTTGCCGGGATCTATGCAGATGAAGGCATTACCGGAACAAGTGCCGAAAAACGTCCGGATTTCATGCGGATGATAGAGGACTGTGAAGACGGTAAGATCGACATTTTCATCACTAAGTCCATCAGCCGCTTTGCCCGGAATACTCTGGAGTGTCTGGTCTATGTCAGAAAGCTGCAGAACCTTGGCGTCCGGATCATTTTTGAAAGCAACAATATCGACACCGGCGGCAGATTCTCGGAGATGATCCTGACAGTCCTTGCAGCCTTTGCACAGGAAGAAAGCCGGTCCATTTCGGAGAACACGAAGTGGGGCATCCGAAAACGCTACGAAGACGGGATTTCCAGGTGGAGCAATATCTACGGATACTGCCAGACTGCAGACGGGGATTATCAGATCGTTCCGGAACAGGCTGCAGTGATTCAGAAGATTTACGATCTTTATGAGAAGGGCGAGGTCATCGCGGATATCGTTGAGTTTCTCGCCGAGTACCACATCCCAAGCCCAAAGGGAGAGGAACGCTGGAAACCTTCTTCTGTGGCCTGGATCCTCAAAAACGAGAAATACGTCGGGGACATTATGCTGCAGAAGACGGTCATCGTCGATCACATTTCCCATAAGAAAGTGAAGAACGACTGCAGGGAGATTCCGGCTTACTATATAGAAAATCACCATCAGGCGATCGTTGGCAGAAAACAGTGGGATCGGGTGCAGAAGATCCGGCAGCTGCGGGCGAGAGGCCCGGAAGGAATGCGCAGACCAAATGGTGCCTGCGTTCAGTACCCGATGGGGCCGAAGTTGATCTGCCCTTACTGCGGCTCAACCCTTTATCAGAGAAACACACCGGTTACAAGCTATCGAGGCTGCGGTTGGCGGTGTGAGAAAGGCGAGAACGCCTGCAAGAACTTCATTATGAGAAGCGATCTTGTAGAAAAGGCAGTTCTAAACGCATACCGGAAACTGGATATGGATGATATCCGGGCACAGCTTGATAATCCGGCACTGCAGCCGGCGGCAGAGATGGCGCTTAAAATAAAAACAGAACATCCGGAGATGGAGAGGGTTGATTATTACTGGGTAGACGACATGATTGACCACATCACCTTTGGAAAGCACACGCTGGACCCGAAGGATATCATACGAAAGAAGGCGAAGGGCGAGGAAGTCGCCGATGACAGGACCATGACGGTTTACTGGAAATGCGGATTGAAGACGACAGTATTTTCTGAAGTCAGGATCGCACATGATGATCCTGTTTTTATAGCCAGGCGGTTTAACGCCATGCTGGAAAGGAGGACGGCGAACGCATGAAGATCACAAAGATACAGAAAACCAGAGACCGCCGAAAGAAGCGAGTGGCTGCGTATTGCCGTGTTTCCACAACATTGGAGAATCAGGAAGACAGCTATGAGACCCAGCAGAAGTACTATTCCAACTACATCAAAGCGCATGAGGATTGGGAATACGCCGGAATCTACTCGGACGAGAAGAGCGGCCTGAAGGCAGCCAACAGAGCCGGGTTTCAGAAGATGGTCCGGGAGGCGCTTGACGGGGAGATTGATTATGTCCTTGTTAAGTCAATTTCCCGTTTCTCCAGAAACATTGTCGATTGCCAGACCTATGCGGAGATGCTGCATACGCACGGCGTGGACATCCACTTCGAGAAGGAAAACCTGGATACAGCAGATCCTTCCTGCAGCATGATGTTTTCCTTTCTTTCCGCGGTCGCACAGGATGAGAGCCGGTCCATCTCCGAAAACGTGAAGTGGGCCAGCCGGGAACGCGTGAAGCGAGGTGAGTATAAGCTCGGAAAGAACAGCGTTTTCGGGTATGACTCGATGGATGGTAAGCCGGTGCCGAACGATGACGCGCCGACGGTCCGGGAGGTTTTCCGGATGTTCCTGGACGGCATGTCCGGAAAAGAAATTGCTGCAGTGCTGGAACAGGCAGATGTGAAGGGAAGGCGCGGAAAGCCACTGACAGCTTCCGGAATCCGGTACATGCTTCAGAACGAGATATATGTCGGGGACAGGCTTCTGCAAAAGCGTCCGCCGAAAGATCTGATGACGAAGCAGCCGGACAGGACGGCGGAATATGAAAGCAACTATCTGAAAGATGATCACGAGGCTATCATCGACAGGGAGACCTGGGAGAAGACTCAAAACCTTATAAGAAAGAAACAAAATGAGGTCAGCGCCGGAATCAAGGACAAGGGCAGATCTCATTTTTTATATGGACATGTGTTTTGCGGTGAATGCGGATCACCAATGACCCGGCGGACGATTGCAGGGCGAAAAAGCAGGCGAACCGGGAAATGCGAGCATTATAAGCTCTGGTTCTGCAGCGGTCGCAGAAAAGGCACCAGCTGCCAGATGCATGGCATTCGTGAAGAAGCGCTCCTTAAAGAAATCAGCCGGCAGTTAGGCTGGGAGTGGAACGGCATAGATTCCTTCCCTGTCGAACGCTTTCTAAAGCTTGATCAGAAAGTCATCGTCCAGAAGGACGGCATAACCATCGAACAGAAACAGTAAAGGCCCGTGTACGGCAGAGAGCATCCAGGATCAGATCCTAAGATGCCACTCCGACCGATACGGGCCTTTTTGTCGTTGTTTTACTTTATCTTGTACCGCTTCAGGATTTTCTTTAGCGAAGCGGCGTTCTTTACGATGATCGTACTTTCCTCCGGAGTACAGTCCAGAAGAAGGTAGTCGAGATCGTTATCGTTTTGTGTCGCGGTAGAGGTGAGATTGTCTACCAGCAGTTCGTCGGATGAAACCCACGCAGCCGAGCGCATAGATGTCCACGCCATGGTCAATGGTGCCGGCGTTGACGA